TCTTCAGTTCTTACGTTAGTTGGTTTTGATGCGTTCTTTTTTTCTGGTTGATTTGGATCGTTTCTATTCTTTCTTCTAAATGCTTTTTCTTCCTCTTCTGGAGAAAGATTTGCTGCCATTTTAGAACTTCCACATTTTGGTGTAGAAGTTTGACCTGGCTGGCGAGCACAAGGAGCACCAGCAAATGGACCTCCTAGTTGAACCCATCCTTTCACCCTTCTTCCTGTTTTTGGATCTGTTCCACTAGATTTTTTAAACCAATCACGGAGACTTTCATCTCCCGATTTAGTTTCTTCTTTTACATCTTTAAATTTTTTATGATGCTTTTTAGCATCCGCTTCCATTTTTTTCAAACGAGTATAATAATCTGGAATTTCATCGAGATGTTGAAGAGCAATATCTCGTGCTAATTTATGATCTTTAGTGTGTTCGTGCTCAATAGGTTCTCCCATATCAAGTTGCTTTTGTATAAAGGAAACGTCAAGGCGATGCTTCTTTGCAATTTGTTCAACTGTTTTATGAGATTTCAACTTGGGCATTGAACTATATTAAGTACCTTTTTATATTTATTGTTCTATACTTTCTTGAGATTGTTGCTTTAAAAATTTTGCTAACTCTGCGGTAGAACCAACAAATAATGCATTATTGACTGTTGTTGGTCCTTTTATTTTATTTTCTTCTACGTCTTTTAATTTTTTTTGAAGTTCCATTAATTTATCCGTGGCATCTGCAACACTTTTAATGAGTTGTCCGGCAACTTCATATGCTCTAGGCATTTCGCTTTCTTGGGCCAATTCAAGAATACCATTAATAGCTTCTTGTCCCTTTTCTATTAGTGAATATAAATTTCCCCTAGTATATTCATAATCTTTTTTAATATCATCTGAAATACTAGAAGTAGGTGTTTCTATATTTTCTATACTAGTATCTATTTTTTTAGATACGATTTCAGCACTTGTATTAAAAGTCTGATTTAGGTTGTCAAATTTTTTTGTCATTTGCTATAAAATTTATAAATTTGAACCACTAAAACCAAAATCATCGCCATATTCTATTAACATATTATCCGAAGTTGTTATAGACTTTATTTCTGCACCAATTAAATGGGAAGTAATTGGTGTTCCGTCTTTACCTCTTTCTACTGTAATAGTATTTCCCGAAATAAGTTTTACGTATACTTCTTCTCCTTCAATATCAAGATATGTATTGGAAATTATAGATGAGGAATCGTTAACGTAAATTAATGTATCTTCTGTATTTGTATCTCTAGTTAATGTTGTTAAAACATTTCCAGTATAATTTTTGATTGCTCTTGGTTGAGCAGAATACACAATTTCTCTTGATGGTGAAGTTGTAGTATCTCCAGTAATATAACCAATTGTAGTTTTTTTGATAATATCTTTTGTTGCGGAAGAAACTGGACCAAAAAGATAAGTTTTTGCAGTAAATCTTAATGTATATAATAACACTCTTCTTGACAAAAAGTTTCCTTCATAATCATCTTGCATTGCAATACTTTCTAAGACTATAGGAATATCTCTTTTTTCATTAATTTCATTAACTAGTTCTACCGTCATAGTGTATGCGGGCTGAAAATAAGGTAAAATTTGCTCTATAATTTGTAGTGCGTCATCATTTAACTTAGACATAATACTAAGCTCAAATTGCATATTATAAGGAACTGGTAAATATGCTTTTTTTGTCTCGATGCCGTTTGAAGAAGACTTCAAAGTAAATGTTTGAGTTGTTGTTGCCTTTCTTGATGGATCATATGTCAATCCAGTAAATTCAAAAGACATTCTTGGAAGTGTAATTTGTACTGGTTTGTTCAAATCTGGTGATTGTTCTAACCTAGCAAGAAATTTTTGGGTTGGTCCATATGCAAGAGGGACCTTAATAACATTTTTTACATTTTTATCTTTATCAGTATGTTTAATACTTATATCGTTAAATAGAGAACCAAATGCAACCACTGTGCTTCTTAAAACTTCGTGGTAAAAATATTCAAACATACTTTTACTTTCCTTTAATATTATTTAAACATTGATTATTTTCTATTTATGGCATTCCAAAAGGATTTTTTTCTGTAAAATCTATTATTTTATCTGCTTCTTCTTCAATTTCGTCATTATTAGTAAAACCATTCTTTACGGAAATAGTTTCCACTTTTCTTAAGCGATGAGATGCACTTGATGCAGAACCTACTATGTTTTCGCCTGATATAAATTGCCCATTTACGTTGGAAACTTCTAATATATTTGCAACAGAATTCCAAGACCTAACCCTAGCAGTTACTCCACTTTGAGTTCCGGTTACAATCTCATTAAATATAAAACTCCCACTAGAAATAAGTGAGGGATTTCCAATAGTCATTATTGGTGCTTGAGTGTATCCAAGACCCGCGTTTGTAATTCTTATTGAAGTTATTGAACCCGCAGCAGAAACTACTGCAGTTGCTGCTGCAGAAATTGTGGATTGTCCCGTAAATGTTATTGGTGGGGGACTTACATAACCAGATCCTGAATTGGTAACAGTGATAATTCCAACTATGCCGTCACCCAATATTGCCTTTGCAGTTGCTCCACTACCTCCTCCTCCAATAAATCTAACCCCAGGAGTTATAGTATATCCATAACCAGGATTTACAATTTCAACACTTTGAACCGATTGTGCTGATGGATTAGTATTATCGTTGCATACTACTATTCCACTTATCATTTTAGCAATTGCCGAAGAGGTTTGTCCATTTAATGGCGCTGAAGAAATTCCTATAGTTGGAATATTTGTATATCCTCCTCCTCTATTTGTTACTGTTATTGATCTAATACCCCCATTTACAATTCCTGTAATTGCAGATGCAGTTATGCCAATCCCTATCATCTGAAGTTTTTGTATAGAACCAACTGGAGTAGTATCCTCTCCAACACTACCGCTGATATTATCATCAATTTCTTCTATACCGGTATCGATCAATTCATCTTCATAACGGAATAATTCACATTTTAATTGATAAGTGTAAAGTCCTTGAAGTTGATAAAATGGTTTCTCGTGCTCTACATATTTTATTTCAAAAATTCTGTCTCCAAGTGGAAAATATATTAAATCACCCTCTTTGGGTCTTGTAGATAATTTAATGTTTGGTACATTTTTTATCAATGGCGAAATGTAAGTTTTAAATCTTTCTCTAGAAATTATCAAATTAATTTCATTTAGTGCTTGTATTCCAAATTTGGATAATATTGTTGTATTATCGCCATATCCTTCAAAATTATCCAAATAAGCTTCTATTGGATATGCATTTGAAAATTCGGACTCAATAACTTCTCTAATTACTTTTTTTTCTGTGATATATTTTCTTGGAAGATAATAAACTTCAATACCATACATTCTCAATTGTTCATTGATCAAGTCCTGTATGAGACCTTGTTCTGATTTTGATCCCTGGAGAAAAAATGGATTTAACATAAATTAACCAATCATATCCAGTGGAGGAAGTTCATAAGTGTTTGACATTTTCTCCATTAAAATGTCTATCTCTTTTTGAGCATCATCATACATCTGCCTACCATTTAACTCTACTCCACCTGGAAGTTTAACTCCAGTAAATTTCATCATATTTTGTCCCCATTGTCTTTTGATAAGAGAGGTCAAATATGGTTTTATAAATGAATCATTCCAAACTCTAGAATAATCGTTAGGGTCTAAAGTTGAATAACAGTCAATAATAAAATATTGACTGTCAGTTACAGATCCCCAATCTATATCAAGATATAATCTATCTTGTCTTTTATTAAATCTAATTTGTTTTTGGGTGTTTAAGAGAAAATCTAAATCTTCTAGATACGTCTTAACCATTGCATAACTTAATAGTTCAGTAGTTCCCCAGTAATAAATATCATTCAAAAATAACTGATACTTGACACTAAACATATTATGAGTGATTGTATTTGCGCTATCAAAGGTAAAAATTTTATTTACGCCAATAATATTGGGGGGAACTTGAAGATAATTACTATTTTCATAATAATTAAAAGTGGTTGCAGTTCCTACTATATTTGTAGTCACCGACGTTGTTACAATTCCAACGTTATTTTGATTTAACCCCTTTGCTCTTCCTCTATCAATATCTTCTTGAGATACTTTATACTTATAAAAAGTAGGATATACCCCATCAAAATGACGCTCTTGGAAGAATTGAATAGCATCATCAACTAGGTCTTCAATTTGCTCATCGGCAACGTTGATTTCCAAAACTGGCGCTCCCAGTTTTCTTTTACAGTAATCTATTAGTTCTTGTCTAGTAGATGGTTGCGCCATTTATCCACATCCTTTAAAAATATTTATGGTTTGAATGTTATAAGTTGTGCAACAACTTCTTGTTGCTTTAAATATAATTTATAGTAGCATTTTGCAATGTTTTTCACGTCGTCCAAATTATTAATACTATCAATTTCTGCTGCCACTTTAAAATATTCAAAACTCTTGCTCAAATTTTCAAGTTCTATTTTATCGGGATCCATCAATTAAACTCCTAAGTAAAGATTTAATTTCATCTAAATCGTTTTTTATATTAGTCACATCAGACTCCAAAGTCTCCAATTTTTGATCTTCTTCATTTTTCATATTTCTCCTAGAAATATATTGTTGATATTCTGACATATTTGTGTTAATAATGGAATTTGTATGTGGGTCTCTGAGGAGACTGTTGTGACCTTCAACTTTTAAATAATCCATTTCAATTATGCAAGTGCAATTACTCTTAGGTTTTTAACTCTTGGCGGATAAACTTGATTTGTTGAGGTAAGAACTAATTTAATTCTGTAGAATCGGAATGATGGCAATTGGTCAGCAGTAAAAATATATTCTCTGAAATCAATATCATTGGACTCAACTCCAAAGAGCATTGATGGTTGAACAAATGCATCAGGAAGTCCATCACTCTTCTCAAAGTTTATGATTTGTTTTCTAGAATCTAGATTATTATATCCTGGATAAGGTGTGAAAATGGGCATAAAGTTTTGATTTTCGCCAATAGCATAAAATGCTCTTATATCACAGTAATTATTAATATAAGCATCTAATATAATTTTAATAGAAGTAGCTGGATTTTCTAGACTAATTTCCTTAGAAATATACTGGAATGATGATGGATCAGTTCCAATTGTATTTACTCTATTGTCAGTTGCATAGTCAGTAATTACTTTATTAATCCTATTTGAAGTTAATATTGCACTGACTCTTTGAGTATCAATAACAGGACTTACTCTAGGATCTACTGAATTCAAGAATAATCTTAAATTCATAGACTTTTTACCTTTTAATGAACCTAATTTGGCATCTTCATTTATCTTAGATGCAATAATTTTTGGATTTGTAAAATAGTTAGTTTTGTTTATCGTAACGGATTCAAATCCACTATCAACAAAAGAAGTTTCGCTACCACTAACACTTGATCCTGTAATTGTTCTAACTTCTGCATTAATTGTTGTTCCTTGCACAGTGATGTTTTGTACAGAAGGAGTCATTAATTCAAATGGTATATTTTGAGTTGCTTTTATGTTAAATCCACCATCCGATTTAGTTTGATTTAAGTACAATTTAGGGAAACCAGTTCCACTGGTTCGATTAATTCCATTTGAATCCATTTGAACTTTAATATTATACGAATCAAACGTTATTGGATCAGCGACACTTGCATTTGCAAGATAATGTGTGGTATTGATTCTTCTCAGAGATACGTTACCCAATTCATACTTATAAACAGGAGTTCCTGTCGGGTAAGGCACAATAACCTGGGGCAGTAAATTATTGGCAAATACTGGATCAATATAACCAAGGTTAGTTACGTCATTAAGAACTCCACTTCCAACTGAAGTGTATTCAAACAATCTACTACCAATTAATGCATATCCTGGATTTGTGGTTCCTACACCAACTCCTTCGAATGTTGAAAAATTAGAACTATTCTCAACAGTTATAGTATTTTCTGATAAGAAACTTGTAGTTAGTTTATGTGGTGTTATGTCTGACTCCACTCCAGAAATTCTTACATAATTATCATCAAAGTACATTCCGTGATTTTTATGATTTACTACAATATGCAATCCATCACTTTCTATATTGATATCTGAAATTTGTACATTCCCTCCAGATATTGAATTTAGATTAGTTGTCGATCCCGAATTATTAATATACTGCACTGTTTTGCCAGTTCCTGCAATTACAAAATCACCTTGTACATTATCGAGAATAAGTTCATTTGTACTTGCAATAGAAACAAGAGAGAATAAAGCATCTCTACCAACAGGAGATGTACCTAAAGTGGAGATTCCAAGCACATCACCAACTTGATATCCATTTCCAGATATAGAAACTGTAGCTGCTATTGCAACTCCATTTGAAATTGTAATATCTGCTTTTGCATCTCTGCCATTTCCAGTAACTGTCACCAAATTGACATTACTAAATGTTAAACTTCCAGAGGACGGAGTATAACCAATACCGGCATTAATTACTTGAAGTGTTCCTGTAGCGATTCCAGCGTTTCCTACATAATTTCCAGTTGCATTTGTGCCTTGTTGGAGAACAGTATTTCCTAAAGTTAAATTACTATCATTTAATGCACTTGACAATCCAATTCTAATTTTTCTGGAGTTAAGATTAAGAGAATTTGGTAATAAGGTCGGAACTTGAGAATTTCCTGGTGATAATTCTGGACTGTAGAATTCTACACTACCAGAACTCAAGAAATCAGCTCTGTAAAGAGTAAACTTCAAATCTTCCCACTGACTTGCTTCCCAAGTCGAAGCATTCTGGGACTTAAACAGTGAACCAAGATAAGGTTGATTTACATATGATTGAGTGAGAATATCAACTTCACCAGATCTAGAAATGAAGACGTTATATTTGTTAGAGTTTGATCCAACAACAATTGCGTATTCCTTTCCTCCCTCTAGATAAACAGGTGACTTGAACACAAATGAGGTTGGAACTGATCCATTATTAGAAAGATTAACTTGATCTGGTGCCAATAAAACCTCTGAGAATGGAAGAACAGTTTGCGTTGGATATCCACCCTGCATTGTTCTTATTTGGAACCGGACCTCAATATCTGCATCATCTTTTGTCTTAAAGAAAATATCACACTTTGTTAGGAAAATTCCACTCTCTTCTTGGACTAGGAATGATTGCGCAAGAGGATCCCACCAAGGACATCTATACCAATTAGTTGTTTTCGAAACAACATTACTTCTTACTAATTGTGCCCCAGTAGTCCTAGAGACATTTTCTTGCTTAAGTTCTGGTTTTTGTTCAATTCTTGCATTTCTAGTGCAAATAATATTTTCCTGAACAGTTTCAATATCTCCACTTGAAATAAACTTTTCTTCTGCTACGGTAGAAGCAAGATTCCTATCATTAATTGCATTGTTTATTAAAGTAAAAGTTTTTGGTCCATTTTCAAATCTTGGATTGACAGATATATTTGGATTTGGAATATAGAAACTTCCAATCAATGATGCACTAACATCAGAAATTAGTCTGACATTAGTAATTGTTGCCCGAGCACCACTGGTTTTCCCAACTAAAGTCATTCCAGATTGAACCCAACCACTAAATTCTCCTTGATATTGGGCACATAAAGAGAATGTGTCTATGTTCAAAGTGGTGCTTGTGGAAGAATATGTTGATGGGAGAGTTTGACTTGTATATGGATTTAACGAATATGATGCTGATGGGGCATTATAAGGTCCTTCTTTGTGATTTGATTGGGCAACTCTGAAAGTAATAGATGGATCACTTTCGTTTATTACATTCGCATTAATTCCTGTTTTTTGAACTGTTCCAATAACAGATTCTCCGACGTTAAATGCACCAGAAATCATGTTAATTTCTAGTAGTTTTGGAACACAGTACTTAGTTACATCTACACCATCAAAGAATGCGTAAACTTGAGTTAATGGCTTTACATTTTTGGCAACAAATTGAATGTTTCTAGATCTTAAATATTGAACTAGATTTCTACTTACAACCTTATCTCCAATCGATTGTTTATCAAATTGTTCTGCAACAAAAGTTGTAGTACCAGTTCTTGATTTAACTCCAGTTTCCTTTACTTCTCTATAAGTGTCTTGAGTTACTACAGATGTTGCATATCCTCTACGCCACCTATAGTATCCATAAGGCCACTTCCTATAATTATAAGAAGTGACAGTTTTTTCTGGTGCAATAACTTCTTTACCAGTCCAATTAGTTTCCCAAGATCCCCACACAGTTGGTGCATACCCAGTTTGGGGATCTACATTGAACTGCTTCTGAGCAAGAGCCATTGTTTGGGCATAATTACCTTCATTATTGATTACTTTTGCATCTAGCCTTACAGTATCAACCCAAGTATCTGTTGCTGGAGTAAGCTCAACAGTTCCTTGCCAAAAACTTATAACAAATGGAGTTACATTTTCAGTTCTAGTTGCAAATAATTGCTTTAACCACTCAAATTCCGTATAATCAAGAGTAATTAAATCGCCAGTTTTTCTTATATTATTACCTTCGGGTGCTTCAAAGGATAGATCTGCTTGTGCATCTAAACCTTCAACTGGGCCTGGAATTAAGTCAATAGAAGTGGTATAGTGTTTTGGTCTTAGTTCTTTGTTTTGTGGATCAATACTATTTTCAAACGGTAGGTCACTTTCTTGTGAATTTAATGAACTGAAATTATCAACAAAGAATCCAGACTTGAATCTATCAAGTCCACTTGAATCTTGAACAAATAAGTTTGCGGTATTTGATTCAAGAGTGGATAGGGCAGTATAATATTCAAGGTTGTTAATTCTATTTTCGAGTTGTTTAATATCAACCATTCTATATCTCTTATGTTCAAGGAATTGAACAGAAACTTGAGATATATCAAAGAGATAAGGTGGTAAAGTTACAGTTGCAATTTCTAGCGCATCCTCAACACTAATTGGTTTTTCTGGTTTTTCCGAAGGAACGCCGTATTTAACCTGGAACGTTCCATCTTTACGTACATAAATTCGGTCAATTCTTCCGAGATAGTATGAGAACGTAGTAACAATAGATTCGTCAGATGCTAAAATATTTGCCGCAGAGTTTCCTGATCCATTGAAAAGTCTTCCGTAGAATTCAAGTGGTGATGATCTTGAATTTTCTGCCAATATATAAGGAGAAACTCTTGGTCTGATATCAATTACATCAGAATTTCTCACCGAATTTACAATTTGTATATCCTTCTTATAATCAAAACCACGATAAGATTCTACAGTTGTGATATCACCGTTATCTGAACTTTGATAATAACCACTTTCAAAATATACTTTTATTTTCTTTGATGGTTCTGGAGATGAAGGATCGCGATTAATTGCACCATATCCATAAAAAGATCCTTTTTGTCCATTATCAAACTTAAAGTTTGATGAAATATTGGAACTAGAAGCATTAATACTGGTAATAATTGCCTGGATATTAGATTCGGAGAAAGTGATTGTCTCACCTTCTTTAAAAGTATTTTCGTTTAATGGGATAAATGAAATTTGAGAATCGGTTATCCTTTCAGCACATACGCCAATTGCACCACTCAGCTGACCAGTAAATTGTTCCCCAATAATCAAATCAGTAGTCTTGGTTGTTGGTCCATTTATGGATGAAAGTACAAAAGTCGGTGCTGATGGATCCGCAGTTGTCCTAGATTCGTAAATACCATAAACATTAACGATATCTGGAACATTGAGCGAGATGTTTTCGTCTTGAACTCTCGTTCCATATGGATAATTTCCATAGATAAGTCCATCATTTAAAGTAGTCGTACCAATTCCAGATGCTGCATACTTGGATCTATCAATGATTATTGAATTGACTCTATTTTTTAACTTAATTTTTGATTTTGGTTTAATTTTTCTTAAAGTTGCAACTAATGTTGCACTATCATTTGAACCTAGATTATAAATTTGAATTTGAGTTGATCCATTAATAAAATCAAATTTGTCCGAAGTAAGAACCTCTGTTCTTCCATCAGATCTCATTAAAGTGTATCTTTCTTCATCAAAAGGTAAGAAAGTTTCATTTTCTCCAGCAGTAACTGGTGTTGATAATTGATTATCAGCGATAGTTACATTAAAAGTCTTTCTGATGGTTAAA